ACCCTACCTCTGTGGAATGGACTAAGCTTGCACAACGTCTTCAACGCCAAGGATCTAACGTAATTGCAGGAGATTATTCCAATTTCGATGGAACTCTACCTGTACAATACGTTGAGGTCGCCGTGAAAATCATGTGTGACTGGTTACTTGCTAACTGGGAAAATATAGTCAAAGCCGATCGTAATGTAGTTTGCAATCGACAATTATCTAAAGAACAATTTTATGACTTTATTTATAAATTAGGAATGGAATGTTTTAATCACCTTCATATCGCCAATCACGAAGAAGCGAAGGGTGCTTTGGTTTACTTTGTTCGTAATGGTATACCTTCGGGTTGCCCTGCAACAGCTATACTTAACAGTATAGTAAATCATTGTGTCTTAGCTGACTCTTGGTTATCGGTTATGGAAAATGAACCACTTTATGAACATTTAGCAACGATGAGTGCGTTTTTTGAGCACACATCGTCTATTTTTTATGGAGATGACTTCATTATGAATATACGACATTCCGTTATAGACTTGTATAATCAGGAAACTCTTACACAAGTTCTTAAAACTAATTTAGATATGGACATGACAGACGAAGCAAAAACAGGTGACATTGTAAAGGCTCGAAAACTAGCTGATGTCTCTTTTCTCAAACGCAAATTTCGCTTTGAAGAGAGTATTCAACTATGGGTTTCCCCTATAGATATCAATGTGCTCCTTGATGCACCGAACTGGGTGAGAGCGGGTAATGCTTCTGCGTTACAGATATGTGTTGACACCCTATCAACATATTGTCTTACCGAACTCGCCCTCCATGACCAAAATATTGATGATCTTTGGCGACCAAAAATGGTAGCTTGTGGTCTTAATATCACTCGTGGAACTGGAATAACTTTTAATCCTGATAGTAGGCGTTCTGTGTTAGCCAAATTCAGGAATGAACAATTGAATACAGAAATTAACTTTTAGTGTGATCTTTATATTATAATGTTAGATATATGGAAAAATAATATAATTGCTACTAAATTATAAGGCTTAGTTATTTAACTTTACTTATTAAGATGGCCAATGGCAGCCCCATTAAAATCTAGATATATATCAAACGTCATTAATTGATTAGGTAGTCATTAATGTCAGAAATTTACCTGCAAATTTTCAAAACACTCAAAATTAT